AATAACGGTTTTCCTTAAAATTTCGTTATAAAAATATTCAAACATCTTTAAATTTTTTCTATTATAAACTATTTAACAATTTTTTTCTTAAGGATCTCCAAAAGGATTTCTTTGGGTGAAATCTAATATTCCATCAGCTTCGATTTCTATATCTTTATTATCTGAGAAAGATTCATTGAAAGACAATCTTTCATATGAACTTTCAATTTTTAATTTGTAGGATGCACTCGATCCAGATCCAACTATACTTTCACCCTGAGCAAAATCTCCTGTTAATTTATATACTTTTAATTCATATGTAGAAGAGTTCCAGGATTTAACAAGTGCTTTTGTTCCACTAACAGATCCTATAACTTCTTCGCCAACCTTATATTTTCCACTTCCACCCATATAAGGACTGGATATTACAATATTTGGTGCTACGGTATATCCAATACCTGCATCAATTATTCGAATATTTGAAATTGTTCCAGCAGTGCTTACATATGCACGAGCAACTGCTGTACCAATACCAGATGGTGGTGGATCAAATGTTATGGTTGGTGTTTCTACATAACCAGATCCTGCACTTGTAATTGTAATTATCCCAATAACACCATCTGCTAATTCCGCTTGAACAACTGCTCCAGAACCACCGCCACCATAAAATCTTACAAGAGGCGCTTCTGTATATCCATATCCAGTATTTGTAATTTCAACTCCTTGAACTCTTAAGAGTGAAGAATCAGTTTCGCAAAAATCAACAATACCACTAACCATAGTGGATATTCCAGATGCTGTAGCATTTGTTCCAAGTGGTGATTTTGAAAACTGAACTGATGGTGTAGATGTATATCCAGATCCACGATTTATTACATTGATTCTTCTTACTCCACCATCAAATACTGTACATATTGCAGTTGCTGTAGATCCAATTCCGGATAATCTTAATGTTTGGATATATCCCTCATCCACAACCGTCTTATCAATCTCATCTATTCCAGTATCTATTGTTTCATTTCCGTAACGGAATAGTTCACATCTCAATTCATAAACATAATTTTTTTGTAGTTGATAAAAAGGTTTTTCATGCTCTACATGCTTTATTTCAAATAATCTATCACCAAGTGGAAAATAAATTAAATCACCTTCTTTAGGTCTACTTGATAATTTTATATTTTCCTTACCTTCTATTAATGGTTTAATATAATTTTCGTATCTTTCTTTTGATATTATTAAAACTAGATCATCTAAAGACTGTACTCCAAATTTCGACATTATATCACCAGCACCTTCATACCCATTAAAGCTATCTACATATGCTTCGATTGGGTATGCATCGTTAAACTTAGATTCGATAACTTCCTTGATTACCGTTTTTTCAGTAATATATTTTCTTGGGATATAATGGACATCAACTCCATACATTCTTAAATGTTCATTAATCAGATCTTGAATCAGATTTTGTTCTGATTTGGAACCTTGAAGAAAGAATGGATTTAACATTTTCTTATCATCCTATCATATCTAATGGTGGTAGTTCATAATCTGAACTCATCTTATCCATTAGAGAATCTATCTCTCGCTGAGCATCATCATATAGTTGTCTCCCATTTAATTCTACACCACCAGGAAGTTTTACTCCTTGGAATTTAATTAAGTTTTGACCCCATTGGCGTTTTATTAATGAGGTTAAATATAACTTAAGAAATCTATCGTTCCATATTCTGGAAGAATTTGCTGGGTCAGCCACTACATAGCAATCTAATATCAAATATTTTCCGGGACTAACTGATGCCCAATCGATATCTAGGTATAGTTTTCCAAGTCTTTTATTAAATCTAATTTGTTTCTGAGTTGTTAATAACCAATCAATATCTTCCAGATAAGTTTTGGTCATTGCATAGGTTAGCAACTCTGTTGCTCCCCAATAGTAAACGTCATTCAAAAATAATTGATATTTTAAACTAAACATTCCACTGGAAATACTATTAGAACCTTCGAAATGAAAAACTTTATTGATTCCCAACACCGATTCGGGTACTGGTAAAAAATTAGCATTTTCTTCATAATCATAACTAATAGAGTTTTCTGTAATTGTTGTTGTGGTAATTCCAGAACTTCCCTTTGCCCTATCAATGTCTTGCTGAGTTATTTGATATTTTAAAAATGTTTGCTGAACACCATCAAAGTGTCTATCTTGGAAATATTGAATAGCATCATCGACAAGATCATCTATTTGCTCATCTGCAACGTTTATTTCCAAAACAGGTGCGCCTAGCTTTCTTAAACAATAATCTATTAGTTGTTGCCGTGATGCTGGTTTAGCCATTTTTAATTTCCTACTTTACTAAATTACTAACAACCTCTTGCTGTTTAAAATATAATTTAACATAGCATTTAGCAAAATTTTTCAACTGATCGATATCATCTATACTATCTATATCTCTAGAGATTTTTTCATATTCAAATAATTTATTCATATTTTCTAGTTCTATACTATCTGGATTCATACATAATGCTCCGTATCATCTCTTTTATATCTAAAATTTCAGTTTTTAATTTCTGAACCTCATCATACACATAATCTAATTTTCTTGATTGTTGCTCTTTAACATTTTTTAAATGCATATACTGCTCATATTCCCCAGACTTTGTACTGAGAACAGCACCAGTTTCTGCGTCTTTGATGAGATTAATATGTCCTTCTACCTTTATTGGTTTCATATCAAGCAAGTGCAATTACTCTTAAATCTCTCATTCTAATTGGATATGTTTGGTTTGTTGAATTACCAACTAATTTAATTCCAAAATTTCTGAACGATGGTAAATTATTAATTGTGAATTCATAATCTTTGAAAATAAGTTCATTAGATGCAAATCCAAATATATCAGTTTTTGGAACTTTTTGGTCAGGTGTACCGTCACTATTTTCCAAATTGATAACATTTCCATTAGGATCTAAATTCGCATACCCTGGGAAAGGATAGTATAACATTTCATCTTTTGCATCATTCATAATTGCATAAAATGCTCTAACATCACTAGCAACGTTTACATAAGCAGAAACCAAAACTTTTATTGATGTCGCTGGTGTCTCTAATGTTATTGGTTTAGTTGCATATACGAAAGAATGTGGATCATCTTTTAGTGTTGAAGTTCTTTCATCGGTTATGTAGTTTGAAACTGGATTGTTAATTCTATTTGAAGTTAGAATTAGAGCAACTCTTTCCAAATCAATAACTGGTGATAATCTAGTATCAGTCGTTGATAGGTTGACCGACATTGTTAAAGATTTATCACCTTCGAGATCTTGCCCAACCACATTTTGTAACTCATTTTCCCTGGAACATATTAGTCTAGGAGATGTTAAGTATGTTGTATCATTCATTGCAATCTGTTGGAATCCCTGATCAACGAATGAAACCTCAGTTCCTCCAACACTTTGTCCACTAACAGATCTTAAGAAGCATTCTGCACCAGTTCCATTTAGAACCATTGTCTGAACAATTGGTCTAACAATTTCATATTGAATATTTTGAGTAGCCTCAATAAAAGAACCTCCTGTAGACTTTTTCAAATTAAAATGCAATTCGGGTAAAGATTCTGGACTTGATGATCTATCAACTCCATTTGTATTTGTGTCTACTCTGATATGATAATAGTCAAGATCTATTGGATTTGAAACTGTTGCATCTTGTAAGTAATGTATCTTATTAATTCTTCTTAAGGAAATTCCAGCTAGTTCATATTTTCTAACATCTGTGCCCGCATCATATCCATATGCCTTTGTTCCATCTATTTGACGAGTTACACCTGTTAAATTATTTCCAGAGATTCCAGTATATGCAATAATTTCATCACCGATTAAAACAAATCCTGGGTTTGTTGAGGAAATACCAACATTTTCAAATGTTGAGAATAAACTCAATCCGGTTGTTGGATTTATTCTTAGATTTGTTAATGGAATATCTACATTTCCTGTAGCTGGATAATTTGCCGATAATTCAGTTTCTGGACTATCTGGTGAAACTTTTGCTAGTGTTACAACATTTTCTGATGCGTGCATTCCATGATTTAAATGATTTACTTTAATATTCAATCCATCATTTTCTACTATTGAAGATACAATTTTTACATCTCCCCCAGTTGCTGCATTTATATCAGTTGCAATTCCTGCCGATGTTACATATTGCATTGTATATGCAGCACCAACTCTAAAAGTTCCCTGAATTTGATCAACTACGATTTCATTAATTCCAGATATTTCCGATACTGATATTCTTAAATTTCTTCCAAGAGACTGTGTACCTATAGATTCTGCAGTTAATACATCACCAACAGAATAACCAGATCCACCTAAAACAACAGTTGCACCGATTGCAACACCGTCTTGTACTGTTATATCTGCTGTCGCATTTTTTCCTGTACCTGTAACAGTTGTTAACGGTACATCAAAGAAAGTAAATGCTCCAAGTGATGGCGTATATCCAATTCCAGAATTAATAATTGTTAAATTATTGGTTGCAATTCCAGCATTAGAAACGTAATTTCCTTGCCCATCTGAAGCTTGCTGCTTAATAGTATTTCCAATAACTAAATTAGCATCTGTTATTGTTTTATCTAAAGTAAATCTAACTCTTTTTGATGATATTTCTAACGCATCCTTTGCGAGAACCGCAACTTGATTATTTCCTCTTTTAAATTCCGGATTATAAAAATTTATATTTCCAACATTACTTTTAAATGCAGCTCTACTTAAAATGAACTTTAAATCCATGTCCTGTTGAGGAGTCCATGTTTGTCCATTTTGTGATAAAAATAGAGATCCAGTAAGAGGTTGTGATGTTACAATTACTCTTTGTGAATCGTCATCATTTATATAAGTAACATCTTCAGATCCTAATTTAGCAACCCATACTGTATATTGTTTACTATTTGACGTTAATACTAGTGTATGAAATTTTTCACCTTCAAGATATACAGGTGAACTAAATCTAAATCTAGTTCTCACTGTTGCATCTGGACTTGTAAAAACATCACCAGGTTCCAATGTAACTCTAGAAAATGGATAAACCTCTGGTAATGGAATACCTAGTTTCATCGGTCTTAGTTCTACACTTACGGGCAAACTAGGATCTTTTGAATAAAAATAAACCTCAACAGAAGTTGCAAAAAACCCTTTCGGGTCTGATACATAAAATGATTGTGCTAAAGGATCAGTTAGCTTTATAGACATTTTACTAAGTTACAGATTAACAAAACTTTTTAACTATTAATATTATTTATTTGACTTAAGAGAATCAATTTCAAGTTTCAACTCTTTTATACATTCGACCAAAACAGGTATCATCTGAATATAATCAATTGATAAATATCCGTCATCTTCTTTAATAACCATTTCCGGAAATTCTTTTTGAACTTCCTGGGCTATGAGTCCGTACTCATAGCCCGTTTTTCCTGTTAAGTTTTCCATCGTATCATTCCACTTATAAAAAGTTCCATTAATTTTTAATACTTTATCTAAAAAAGTCATTAATCAATCAAATATTCATCAATCTATTTAGAGCATTATTAATTATCGTAATGTTCATCTTGAGGTTCATATCACTTCTTCTTCCTCCGCCGCCTCCACGGCCTCCGCCTCCACCGCTAGGTGCTGGTCTTGGTGGTGAAGGTGGATTACGTGGTGCTGGTGGTGGCGGTGGTGGTGATGGACGTGGTGGTGGATTATTTATTCTTGCTGGTGGATTTGGTCTTGGTGGTGGTGGTGGTGAAGGTGGTCTTGGTGGTCTTGGTGGATCAACTCTACGTGGTTCCTCTCTACGTCTTACTGGATATCCTCCACCAATTACTCTATTCTGATTAGCTTGTGGTAGTGGTCTTGGATTTGGATCCGGTCTAGCATTTCTTCTATTATTTTGTGCAGGAGGCATGAATTGTCTTATTGGACCATTTTGTAGCGGTAGTTTTCCTACAGGATATCCTCTATCTTCAAACTTCTTCTCACCTCTTCTGGTTACTCGCTTAGTAGCTTCTGGGTTTTGTGTTGCAACTAATGTTGCACCGTGCTTCCAAAGTTGTAAACCACCTTTATTATAGAATCCATAATCTGGATCATTTGGATTAATAACGTCAACAACTTTACTCTTACCCTTCTTAGCAGCTTCTCTTGCTTTCTTAGATGTATCTACTACTTTAATAGTACCATCAACTTCCTGCTTGACTTTAATCTTGGTTGATTTGTCTTTACCACCAGTTGGTCTAACTGGTTTACCACTTCCCGGATAATTTCTTGGTGGTTTTGGATATCCAGCGGCTTTAAAAGCTCTATTAGCAGCTTTTCTTCCACCAGATCTCTTAATTTTATCATAAGTTAATAACTTAGTTTCACCTTTATTCCTTCCTCTCTTATAAGTATATGGAACATACCATACTGGAAGAGCTCTTCCTTTTTTATCAAAGACATAGGTAACCTTAGCAACTTTTTTCTGTTCCTCAGTGAGTCTAGTAGGATCAACAATTCTAACAGTTTCTGTAGTACCACCCCCAGTATCAATTTCTCCAATAGTTGGGTCCTTATCCTCCCCTGTATCGGGTGGTACTTCTGGTGGAATGATAATAGGTGGATCTGGTTGATCACCACCATCTCCACCATCTCCACCAGGACCTGGACCTGGTGCTGGAGTGGGAATTTCTGGTTGTGGTTCTGGTTCAATAGTTGGTGGTGGAGGTGGTTTAGTGTTACCAACAATTGCAGTGGAAACAACAAATGGTTCGCCAATTTCGATAGCTGGTTTGGTTTCTGTTATAGTTGCAGTAACTACCTGAACATTTCTAACAGAAAGTACATTTTCTTGAGTTGTTCTAACTTGACCTTCTGCATGGAACTTTTCTTCAGCTCCGCATGTTGGAATTCCACCAATCGTTACATTATCTGCCTGACTTGTTAATCTAAAAATCTTAGTACCAGTTTCAAACTTTGGATTACTTGGTACGTTTGAATCTGGAACATGGAAAGATCCTGCAACTTCACCAACATAATCAGTTATCAGTCTTATATCACTAACTGTTGCTCTAGCCCCACTGGTCTGTCCAACTAAAGTCATTCCAACAGTCACATATCCATAATATTCACCTTGAGGTTGATTAGAAAGAGAGAATGTATCAACATTCAATATTCTTGATGTTGTAGAATATGAAGTTGGAACCAATTCAGAATTTCTGTATGGGTTAGTGGAATAAAAATTAGTTGGTACGTTAAATGGTCCAGATTTATGATTTGGTGCTGCTACTCTAAATTGGATATATGGATTTTCAACTCCACCAACAACAGCACCATTTCCAGCAGCTGGGGTTTTTATTTGTAATGATTTTACAGTTTCACCAACTTGGAAAACTCCAGAAACCATTTGAATTTCTAGAAGTTTTGGAACACAGTACCTTGATACTGCTATCTTATCAAAGAATGGATATACTCTTGTAAGTGGTTTTAGTTTCTTAGCAATAAATTCAATATTTCTAGACCTCATTGTTTTAACAAAGTCTGTACTTATTATTCCAGCACCTAAAGAAACTTTGTTAAATGCCTCAATTTCTTTTTCGGCAGATCCCTGTTTAACAGATGTTCCTGTCTTTTTAGTTGCAGCTAAAGTTTCCCTAACAATATCATATCCCTG